GCCGCAGCTCTATACCTTCTCCCTGTTCCGGGAGGATTCTGTATTTGGGGAGGATTCCTGGGACGTTGTTGTTGTTGTTGGACTGTATTAACAACTCTAGGGGCAGACGCGTAGCTGTTCGCAAGATTGTATCCGACTTGCGCAACTGTACCCGCAATGGGAGCTACCCACCTACCCCAACCCCGACCACGTTGTTGATACTGATTGAGCATTTTTATAGCTTGGACAGAGGAATTCAACGTGATGGAGGGTGCCACAATGGCCACACGAGCGGGATTCTTCCAGGGCAAGCTGCTCATCTGGAGATATCCCCCATAAATGCCAAAATTCAACTCGTGCTGCGTCGGTGATTTTGACCTCTCTGTCGTCAATCAGGGGGTACCACTTTAAAAAGATTGGTTTTTCATCTACGCCCATCTGTTTGTATAATGGGTATAGCACTGGAACTCCGGGATGTGTTCTTGTCATCCCTATACCTTCTCCGGCCCGTATTCGGAAAAAGGCGGAGCGACGGACTTGAACCAACGATCTACTTATAGCGCGAACGGGATTCCTAACCATAAGGTTAGTACTCTCCATGTACTTCGCCTGGCAGAAATCAACGTCTGCCAAACAGTCGCTTTCCTCGCGCTTGGTCTCAAATCCGCACTTCTCGAAGTGTGAAAAGTCCAGGTCTCGATGTTTTGGGTCGATGAACACCAATGAATCATCTCCATCCAAATAGATGTGCCCTTTGATGTTGTTCATTGTCAAAAAACTCTTCAATACAATATAATTTATCACACTGTTCCCTAGACCGGTGTTAAAATCTCCACTCATTCGTGTTCCGCGAACACGGTATTTTAAACCATTCCGGGTGTAACCTCTATTGTCTATCTGGAGATCCAGCAATTTGCTTAGGAACTTACTCTTAAACACTCTGTTATAAATTTTATGCTCGGCACGTAGATGTTCAACTCTTATGGTACTGTCAAACTTGCTATGGTCCATCGCAAGAACATATGGCTTATCATCAAAGCAGGCTTTAATATGCTCTGCTCGTTCTCTTGGATTTTTCCCTTTTGCGATGACTGGCACACCATTCTCGTTCAGCAAGTTTGCGTACAAGGCATGCTCTAGCGGTTTCAAATACGTCGCTAGGTTCAGATTGTAGACTGGGCTCCTGTATTGGATCATTCTTGGAGCTTTGGCATGTATGTCCTCTTCATATCCTTTCTCAACCTTTACGAATGCAGTGATGGAACTATGCGCTACACGAAACGGTACGTCTGCCGCTCTCAGGTACATTGCTCTCTTTCCACCGGAATATCCGTACACAACATTGAGCTTTGATACCTTCTCGGACTGGGCGGCGTCAACTAGTTCTTGCCTCGTTGCCTTGGCCATTCGTAGGAAATACTCACGATCAAATTTGATATATGACCTATCGACAATATGCCTATTTGACAATCCAATTATTTCATTGTTCACGCATGACTGATGACAGATTACCTTTCTCGCTATTGGATTGGATCCCATGATGTAAGTGAAAGTCCGGTGATCGCATGCAACACCCTGCGGGATGTGGAGGTCAGCTGTGGGTGCGATCTGTCCAGGTGTTAAATTGGAACACACAGCCTCCAAGCAGGGTGGAGCTCGTCAGTCATCGCCCGCTAGGCGTGACTGGAATAGCCCTGATTTGCATTTACCGTGAAGGAAGTCAGTGTGTTTAGCTCGATTGAGTGTCTCTGCCTGATCACCCAAGAGCTGTCTGGCCTCCTCCTCGACCTCGTGGACACACATAGCAGCTGCTACGGTCCTCCCCACGAGTGCTACAATCTCTGTTGTTTTGAGAATTATTTTGCTAAAATTCTTGAGCCACTGAATTGCCTTAGTTTTCAGCAGCAACAACAATTTTGCCGATCTTTTCTGGAACATGGCCTCAAGTTGTAGATGGCCCAATAGCTCAGCTTCAACGGCGATGGCCTCTCTACCATGCGCTCTCAAAAGGCGTGCCACTCCTGTTCTAACAATGGCTTTGAAGCTTGGCTTTAGTAGTTTCACGTCGTAAATGAGTTCTTCTGTGTGCAACACAGGCTTCTCAATGTCTGCTTTGTCGATGATGTTATTGCAGTAGGCATCCCTTGTTCTGCCTTTAACAACGTGCTGGCGATGTCCCGCCAGTCTGGTTTCCATATGCTCAGTTGCCAAGTTGGGCTTGGCAGCTGGCACGGTCACGATCGGTGCTGGTGGTGGTGGTGCGGGTTTGGCCGCATATGTGATCACCACTTTGCGCATCTTCTTCTGCGCTGTAACATCAGTATGCGTTGCTTGTGGTTGCACACTGGTATCCTTCTTGAAACTGGGTTTGTCGCGCTTGGGCGAGACAGACTGCAGCATGTCTGCAGGTGGGAGAAACCCAGAGTTTAGTACAGCCCCCAAACGGCTGAAGGGAATTGGGCCCTGTCCAAGAGGTACTCCTAGCTTGGCAGGGGGGCTCAGCGTTAAACGCTGCAAGTTGCGCTGGTAAGTTACGTTGGCGCCAGCACGCCGTACACTCTTCGTAGGATTGATCTTTTCCATGGTAATCCGAATACACATGGGCA